GAAAATTGATTTTGAAAACGAAATGCATGTAAAACGATTTGAATATCTAAAAAATAAATTCAACGTTACTAAAAAGGGAGTTTACCACTTACAATGGTTAGTTAATATCTTCCGTGGTGCTGATAAAGTTGAATTTACTGAAAAAGATTTAACCGCAGCACAAAAAGAAGCAATTGAATTCGGTTTAAACAAACTTGAGGATTTTGCTCCTAAAGGTGGAATGTTGGGTGATAACGTTTATGAAAATCGCCTTATTAAACCTCTCCTTGTAAATGTAAATGAATATAACGACTTTACAAATGGTGCTGTTGAATCTGCTTATTCGGTTGATGATTTAGAATATGTTCCAGTACAGCGTGAAGAAAAGAAAGAAGAAAAAAAGGAAGAACCTAAGAAAGAGGAATCTAAGCAAGAAGTTGAATTAGATGACTTGTTTGCATAATAACGGAGGGAATTAATTTTCCCTCTTTAACAAAAATAATCAAATAAAGGGAGATTGATTGGATGGCTAGAAAATTTGGTAAAAAGAACGTTATTAAAATTGATCCATTAGCATATAACTTAGGTTTAATTGGTGAATCTGGTATTGGTAAAACCACATTAGCAAAAGAAGTTTGTGAGAAACTTGTTGGTGAAGATGGTTATATGATTCTAAACATTGGTAAAGAAGATGGTGTTGACGCAATTCCAAACGCTTCATACGAAAATGTACCAGATTGGGATACTTTTGAAGAAATCGTTGATGATATTATCGAAAATCGAACAACTGATTATAAAGAATTAAAGGTACTTGTTTATGATACTTTTGATGAACTTATGCGTATTACTGAACCTGAAGTTATTCGATTACATAATAAAGAAAATCCAGAAAAGAAAGTAAAATCCATTAAAGCTGCTTTTGGTGGCTATATGGGTGGAGAAGATAAAGCGATCGAAATTGTTTTAGACAAAATTTGGGCTTTGAAAAATGTTGGAGTCGCAATGTTTGTTGTAGGACATACGAAGAAAAGAACAATGACTGACGTTGTAACTGGACTTGAGTATGATATGTTGACTACAAACATGTCAAACCGATACTTCAATGCTATTAAGACTAAATTACATGTATTAGGTGTAGCATCTATTAACAGATCAATTGAACAAAAATCAGTTAAACAAAAGGTTGGTAAGGATAAGATTGTTGGTAAGGTTGTTGATGAATCACGTATTATCACATTCCGTGATGATAATTTCAATATTGATTCCAAATCACGATTTGAAGATATTACACCATTTGTTCCATTAGATACCAACGAATTCATTAAAGCGATTGAAGATGCAATTAAAGTGGCTCACGAAAAACAAACTAACAAAGGTAGTATTGAAGAAACAAAGAAAGAACAAGAGAAAGCTAAAGAAGAGGCTATTGATAAAGCAGTTGAAGAATCAAACAACTCAAAGGTTAATGTTAAGGAAAATGAAGAATTAGCAGACTTTATCAAAGGTGAATTTGCTGGATCATCAGCAGAACAAAAGGGAAAAATTAAAGAAATCATGGATAAATATGGAGTTAAATCATTGAAAGATACAGACGAAACTCCAACACAAGCATTTCGTGAAATTGCAGCAGTATTAAAATAAATAATTGAATAGGGGAATGTAATGTTCCCCTATTTTGTTTTATGAAAAGAGGTGCGATATGGCTAGAAAGGTAACTTGTCAGATATGCAAAACAAAAGGGGATTCAGATGTATTCTATAAGGTAACAGATGAAAAAGGTAAATCAAAGTATTATTGCAATAAAGAGGAGTACGACAATTTCTTAAATGAAAAGGTTAAACGTGAAAAACTGCTTGATTTTGTTGTTTTAGATGTCTTTGGTTATGAGGAAGGGCAGACAGTAAATTCAATTCTCTTTAAGAAACTAAAGGAATTAAACAGTTTTTACGACAACGAAGTTATCCATGACTGTTTTAGGGAACATAAAGATACTATCCAATACTGGATCAAAGAAAAAGGTTTTCAAGAATTTAACATGATCTGTTACGTAATGAAAATCATTGAAGGTAACATTAATGATACATATGCTAAGTGGAAATTTAAAAAGCAGCAAGAACTCAAACAAGAAAATAAAACAGTTGATTTAGATGTATTTAATCAACTGGATACCAATACAACAAAGAAAACAAACGATAATGGAATTTTAGCGTTTTTGGATGAGGAGGACATTTAATGCAATCATTGGACAATTACCCTGCTCCTTTAAATGAAAATAGGGACATGATAGAAGCAAATTTTATTTTCTGCTTATGGAAAAATCCTGATTTATATGGGGACTATGAAAAAGAAGTCCGAGCAGATAGGGATTTGCTAACTGAAGATGGTAGATTCTATTACTCTCTTGGATATGAAATGTATAAATTAGGTTATAAGAGTTTTGATGATGCTAGTATTTATAGTTATGTGGAAGGTAAAGAAACTCTTAAAAATGGTTTTGCAAGACGAGGTGGATACAAAACTGTTGATGAAATTAAGAGAATCCTCAACGAAGAAAACGTTGAAACTTATTATGATGAACTAGCGAAAACAAACATGATGCTGAAATTACATGATAAAGGATTCAATGTAGTAAATGAGTTACCTAAATTCAAGAAAATGACCAGTTCACAATTATATGATTACTTCGAATACCAACTCGATAATGTATTCTTGAACAGAGGATCAGGGGTTAAGGTTGAGGATTTAGACATTGATGATGAATTCATTAATGATTGTGATAATGGTGTAGAAAAAGGATTGAGTTATGCAAGTACATGTCCACTGTTAAATTTCCACACTTTAGGACTCCATAAGGCAAATGTTCAAATATTTGCAGGATTTAGTGGTACAGGTAAGTCCAGTTTTTGTGTAAGTTCTTACATTTTCCCTATATTAGATCAAGGTGAGAAGATTGTAATTGTTGCGAATGAGATGAACAAAAAAGCATGGCAACATATTTTTATGGCTACAATCCTATCACAAAAGTTAGATTATTTTGGTCTACCTAGAAAGAAACAAAAAATGGGTGGATTTAACACTGAACAAAGAGATATGCTTGAAAAGGCTAAGAAGTACTATGATGAACATTACAAAGGAAGAATTAAGTTTGTAAAGATTTTTGATTACAGTGTAGAAGACGTTAAGCGTGTATTTAGAAAAATGAACAAACAAGGATTTAAGTACGGAATCTACGATACTTTTAAATCTGAAGATGCTGCTTCTGCAAATGTTACAGGTGAATTAATTGAAGCATCAAAGCAGTTGTTACAAGTGGCTGAGAAAGAAGATATGTGTATCATTATCACAATGCAGTTAGCAATTTACATGGAAAACACAAGATATTTAACTGCGGCATGTTTATCCAATGCTAAAGGGGTTAAGGAAGTTGTATCTGAATTGTTATTAACTAGACCTCTTTGGGATGATGAATTTCCTAATGAAAAATTTGACGTTAAGCCTTACAGATACAAAAAGGATTCTAATGGTAAATATACCAAGATTAAAGAGGAAATATTGTTGAATCCAGAAAAGAAATATCGAATTATATTCTTGGATAAGTCACGTAATGATGAAGGAGAAGCAGCTTTTCTTTATCAATTTGATGGAGCATGGAACAAATGGACGGAATTAGGGTACTGTACACCTAAACACCAAAGGTAGGTGTATTGTAATGGACGTATTTGCTCTAAAGAATTACATCATTGATAATCCAGAATACATAGAATTGATCCTTGCACAAACAGGTTTTCATTATATTGAATACAACAAATTGAGAAATGAATACAGATGTGCTAGGGAAGAAGGAAGAAATCCAACCTCAGTTAAGGTAAATGAAAAAACATTAGGAGCAACATGTTTCTCAACAAATCTAAAAGGTGATTTGATTACACTAGTTCAATCGAAAATATACACAAGTTTTCCTAATACCATTAAGAAAATTGCTGAAATTGTTGATTTTCAAGACACTGGAAAACAAGAGGAATACTCCCTTCCCTTTGGTGGATTCTTTAAAAAAATTGCTAAATTGAGAGATGAAAACGCAATTGATTTGGAAACATACTCAGATGACTTGCTTGATCGTTTTGAAATTATACCTAATATGTTGTTTTATGAAGATGGTATTTTACCGGAAGTGCAACAACAATTCAACATTGGGTATGATTCTGTTACAGGTAGAATTAGCGTTCCTTGGTATTCAACAGATGGAATGATTTGTGGAGTGATGGGACGATTGAACAAAAGAGAAGTGACTGAGGAAGAAACAAAATGGTTTCCAATTATTCCTTTTCCAAAGTCTAAAACTATTTATGGATTTGTTAACAATTACAATTCCATACAAGATAAAGAAATAGTTATGATTGGGGAAAGTGAAAAACACACTCTCCAATTAGCAAGTAAGGGTTTGAATGTTGGAGTTTCACTAGGTGGCAGTTTCATGAGTGAGTTTCAGGCAAATAACATTAAATCCTTATTCCCTAAACGAATAATTGTAATGTTGGATGAAGGATTATCTGAAGATCATAGTTATGAAATTGCTAAACAATTGAAATCTGATAAGTATTATAAGAATCAGGTTGGATACATATTTGATAAAAATAACGATTACTTACCGAAAGATTCAAAATTAGCACCATCCGATTTAGATAAAAACAGTTTGAAGTTGCTTATTGATAACTGTATCAAATGGATATAGGAGATGATAATTTGGATGCTAAAGAAAAATTAAATGAATTGTTCAAACAAGGTACAAAAGTATTCTCTTTTAGCAAACTTGGGACATTCAATAACTGCGAATACGAATATTACAACAGTTATGTTTTGAAAAATAGAGGAATAAATAACATTTATACTGAACTTGGTAGTCTTTTACATAATAATATTGAAGCAATTTATGATGGAACAAGTGACATTAATCAATTCAAAGGTAATTATACTGATAAATTATTAGAATTAGAAATGGTTGGTATTAAATTTCCAAATGAAACAATTGGTGACAGTTGGAAGCGTGACGTTGATCATTTCTTAAATAACTTCAATAAAATGGATACTAAAATCATTCAAGAAAAATTAATTGTATTCGAAATTGCAGATGGTATTTGGTTACAAGGTTATGTGGACGGTATCATTCCAAGTGAACAAGGTAAACCATTTATTAATGTGATTGACTGGAAAACTTCAAGTAAATTCTCAGGTAAGAAATTAACTGAAGCTGGGCGACAATTATTAATGTACAAGGTTGGTTTAGAGGATAATACACCTTTCAAAGTAGATAAAGTCATGTGGTTTATGATTAAGTACCTTTACGTTTGTAATATGCAGAAAAACGGTAAAGTCAAAAAGAAAATGTGTAACCGTGGTAAATGGGTTAAAGAAATGAGAAGTACATTGGAAAAGGAAATGTACAAGTCAGGAATTGATGAGTTTGAAGTGGAAATGTTACTTGACATTGCTGTGGAATCAAATGGAATCGACCATCTACCAAACGAAATTAAGGAAAAGTATTGGTTAGAAGATTGTTTTGTTGAGTATGAAATTACTGACGAAAAGATTGAGGAACTGAAACAATACATAGTTAATACGGTAAAGGCGATTGACAACAAAGATCATTCCAATGAAGAAGATTGGCAGCCTGTTGAACTTGATAAATACAATTCATTCTATTGCGCTACTCTTTGTGGACACAGAAAAACTTGTAAGTTCTATAAAAAATTCTTAGATGAAAATGCTGATAGTTTTGAGAAAAAGAATAAAAAAGATGATGATTTTGATTTGTTCGGATAGGAGGAACTTATGAAAAAGATATTCTTTGACTTTGAGGTATTCGTTCAAGATTGGATGGTTGTTTTAATAGACTATGATACTCGCAAAGGTAAAGTAATAGTTAACGATGTTGAGATGCTACGAAAATATTATGAAGCATTTAAAGATGATATTTGGATAGGTTACAACAATCGAATGTATGATCAATGGATTCTAAAAGGAATTTTACTCGGTTATGATCCGTATTACATCAATAAAAAGTTAATTGAGGATGGAGTTAAAGGACACAACATTGTAAAACAGGCTTATAAGATACCATTAAATAACTTTGATGTAACAACAGGGTTTCACAGCTTGAAACAACTTGAAGGATTCATGGGTTCAAGGATTAAAGAATCATCTGTTCCATTTACAATTCAAAGTAAATTAAGTGAACAACAATTAAATGAAGTAATTGATTATTGTAAACATGACGTTCTACAGACAATTGAAGTTTTCGATAACCGTATTGAGGAATTTGAAAGTCAGTTAGCATTGATTGAAGCATTTAATTTAGACATGTCACAATTCACGAAGACTAAAGCACAGTTATCTGCTCATATTATTGGTGCTGAAAAACAACCAGACAGGGAAGATGAATTTAATTTAAGTTTTCCTGACACACTTCAAATTTCTGAAAAGTATCAGCATATTGTAGATTGGTACAAAAAATATACAGATAGAGATTATGTTATTTCAGAAATGAAACAATTACAAAGTCAGGCTGCAATTACTGGTATAAAAGGTAAAGATAAATTTGATTTCTCTGAAGAGGGAATAAATAAATATATCTACTCTCAAAAATTAGAATGTGATGTTGCTGGTGTTCCTCATGTTTTTGCATGGGGAGGTATTCATGGAGCAATACCGAAGTGCAAGGATGAAGGAATAATATTAGCAGCAGATGTTGCTTCTCTTTATCCGTCATTAATGATTGAATATGGATACATAAGCAGAAACGTAAATGAACCAAATAAATTCAAAGAAATTAGAGATAAACGACTTGAATTAAAGGCTAAAAAAGACCCTCGTCAATTACCAATGAAAATCGTAATTAATGCAAACTATGGGGCTATGAAAGACCAATTCAATCCATTATTTGATCCGTTGATGAGTAACAATGTATGTTTAGCAGGTCAATTACTCTTGCTGGATTTAATTGAAAAATTAGAGCCATATTGTAAACTGATCCAATCTAATACTGATGGTGTTTTCATTAAGGTTGAAAAAGAATCTGATATTGAAGTTGTAAAATCAGTTGCAAAAGAGTGGGAGAAACGTACAAGGTTAGATTTAGAATGGGAACAATTCGAGAAAATTTATCAGAAGGAT